ACCTACAATTAATGTTGTGGAGTTATTATTTAAATTAACGTCAATAAAAGAATTACCTGATGATAGAAAGTTTTTCCATCTTATCTTTTCAAATACGATCATACTTCTAAATCTCCTGCCTCAACATATAAACTTCTCATTAATGTTTTAAGTTTTTCTTTGTCTAGGTCTGTTTCAAGTTCGTTAACATAATTATCTAATAACGTAGGTGTGTCTTCACTTCTTTCAGCGATATCATCTGCCACAGTAGAAGCGTCTAAGTCTGTGTAATCTTCTATAACTTTTAAATCATGTATGTTTGTCTTCTTATAAAATCCGTCTATAAATTTATCAAATAAGTAATAATCTTTTTTCTTTTCTACTATTAGTTTAATGTATTTGTCTTCGTATTGTGTGTAATCAAAATCTTTATAATCGTTTGTTTCATCATTGTAAAATATTTTTTCGTGTATTGTATAAGGATTAACTATTCTTTCTATTTCTCTTTTTTCTGTATCAAATATATGAAAACCTTTTGGGCAACGATAATCATTCCACATAAACTCGTAAGGACAACCAAGATAATATATTTGACCATCATCACTCTTTTTGTGAAAGTGACCTGAATATACTTTTTCAAATCTACGAAATAGACTTTTACTTAATCCTGTTGTAGATTTTATACCATTGTGCATTTCAAATCCTTCTATTTCTAAATGACCCATAATTACATCTGCTCGTTCTTGTTCAAGAGCCTGTATTGTTTCATCTTTATTTTCAGGACATACCCAAGGCAACATTAGTATTCGTGTGCCACCTAATTCAACGACTTTAGGTTTAGTGTATATAAAAGGTTCGTGTACACCATCATAAGTTGTTAATAACTCATCAACAGCATTTACTTCATTTGTATTCTTATAATAAGTATCGTGATTACCTATTATAATATGTGTATCTATTTTATCTTCCCATAATCGTTTCATAAAATTAAGTCTAAAATCATGAGAGGTTTTAAAATTAATAAACTTACGTCTATCAACAATATCACCTAAATGAATAAGTGTTTTAATATTATGTTCTTTTAAATAGGGAAAAAACACATTGTCGTAAAACTTGAAAAAATAATTTGCATATGCAGGATTATCATTTCTTGCCCCAAAATGTGTGTCAGTAATTAAAGCAATTTTCATAACATAAAGTATTCTAGTTTTTGTACTTTTGTAATCTTTCTCTTTTTCAGTTTAGGTTTATCTTCTTTTTTTTCTGGTTCATCATCAATAACCATATTCTTTCTTAAAAAGTCAGCATATGCGTTTTGATATTCTTCATTGTCACCTTCTTGTCTTACGATTTCATCTAATCCGCTTTTTAGAATTAACTTTTGTTTAATTGTTGTTTGTTTCTTTTCTTTCTGTATTCTTCTAATAAAAGCATAATAGATTATTTGTGTAAAGTAAGCAAAAGGATTACTAGATTTTTCGGGATCAAAGTTTGCTACATATTGTAAACAGTTTTCGATACCGTCAGATATCATATCTTCTTTATATGTGTAATTAATAAAATTAGGTCTATATGATAAGTGATTTGCAATCTTTAAAAAACATTCACCAATATAATCGTTTATAGGAGGATCTTTGCGTTTTCTCTTTCGAGCAGATATCACTTTTTTGTGATACTTTTTCATCTCCTCTAGAAAACGTTTATTATCAACGTAATGTTCTTTTGTTTTCTTTTGAATTGGTATAGCCATAATGTTTCACATTCTATCACGAAATAGTATAAAAGTCAAGCGTTATATACTATATTTTGTGATTATTTTTTTTGTTAAAAAGTGCTTGACAATTTTCGTTTTTGGTAGTATAATACGGATGTCCCGTTTTGATGAGACCTAGCTTAGTGCTTAGTCGTCTTACCTCTTAAATATTCAATCATTTCAAAATAGTCATCATCATTCATTTTTTCCATCATATCAGCAAATTTTTCATCTGTTGATCGTTTTGATTCTATAGGTTCTAATTCTTTTTTCATTGCAGGAAATAAACCCATTCTAACATTATTATAGTATTCTGTCAAGTTTTTATTTGGAAAACCTAATGTGACTATTTGCTCTCTATGTACAGAATATACTTTATCTGTTGTTTGAAAAACCCAAGGCGTTAAAGACATTTTTTCTTCTACATAATAAGTATCTTTACCTAAGACAGATTCATGTACTCTTATTTTATAGGGGTCTGTTAATCGTACAAAATCTGAACCCTCAGTAATATAAACCCCAGCGATTACTTGTTCACCACTTGCAAGTTTAATAACTCTAGGTACAGGTACGTTTATTTTTGTTTCTTTAACGTTTTCTTTACTCATACTAATATTTATGTTATATCGACATGATGTAATTCATAATCAAACTCTTGTTCAGAATAAGTGTTTATTCTTTCCATAAAATGGTTAAGGGTGAAATTTTTTCTTTCTTTGTAAGAAAAGTCATCAGCAATATCATACAAAGTTGCTTTAGTTTTACTATCACCAAGACGCAACCCACGCCCAAGAGACTGTAATACACGAATTTTAGATTTGGTAGGGCTTGCGAATATAACGTTATGTAAGTTCCTAATATTAATACCAGTAGAAAAAGTTCCGTAACTCGCCACAATAATTGCATTGTTTTCATTTTCTGTAATACTCCTTATCGTTTCTCTATCTTTTGTGTCAGTACCACCATAAACAAAAAATAATTTTCTTGTCTGATGATCTAACGTATCACCTATGAGATCATGTAAAAATTTACCGTGTTTCTCTACATACTGAAATAAAACTAAAGTATTACCTGTTTGTTTCTTTGCAAGGTTCTTTATAAAGTTATTTCTTTTTTGATGTGTAACTATATAGTCCATTTCTTCTTGATAGTTTAGGCGTTTAACATTGATACATTCTTCTTTTGCATATTTGAGAATAACACATTGTATATTTAAATCTGCAAGTTGTTTTTTATCTATAAGTTCTCTTGTAGTTGTGACATTATGTACAGGACCAAATAAACCTTCTAATACTAATTTGTGTACTTTACTGTCATCTAAAGTACCAGTTGTGCCTGTTCTATATTCTGCATTGATACACGCACTCATAATTTTTTGCAACTCTTTAGATTTGTATAAATGTGCTTCGTCACCTACAACACAATCAAATTGTTCAAAGTATTTCTTATCAAATGTTGCAAGTGATTGCCATGTAGAAATAACAACAGGTTTATTTTCATCTATATCATAGCCATAATATTTTCTTTGTACTTCTTTTTCTGCATCCCAACCATAATCCTCAAAGTCTTTGTACATTTGTTCTACCAGAGATGTGGTTGGCACAATCAATAAACTTCTTTTTTTCAATGTTGTCATCATTCGAATGATACAATAGATGATTAAAGACTTACCTGAAGCAGTTGGCGATAACAAAATACTTCTTTTATTTGTAAATGCATGTATAAATGCGTCTAACTGATAATCTCTTATTTCTATCGATTTTGTTAAAATTTTGTCAACAAACTTGGAAAAATCGTTCCGAGGATGACCGCTGGTGCGTTTTTCCAAACCTTCGTGTATGATAGTACCCCCTCGATTTTGCATAAAATAGTCAACATAGGGTAGCAACCCATGATATAACTTTCCTGTTGCTTTTGAATATAAACGTATTTGACCGTCCCATCTTCTTGCACGAACACTTGGCATAAAAGAAGCACCGGGTACTTTAAACGTAAAAAAATCTGATAAGTCTTGTAAGAGTCCTAAATCTTCACTCGTACATTTAATATATGATTCGTTATACTTTGTTATTTTTAATTCGCTCATTTAGTTCTTCGTATGATATGTTTGTCCAGTTTTTTCTTTCATCTAGTTCTTCTATGTTCTCTCCTACATGTATAAATTCGTGTTCTTCGTATTTGTTAAGTAATCGTTTTGTGTGATATATCCAATTCTGTGGATCAATCGCTTTCGCTTGTGGTCCTACGTACCCTACGGACCCCTTGTAGATGTTGTTCACTTGTTTTGACTTCGAATGGTAATCGTATCCCACTAAGTAAATCTTTTGATCGACATCCGCTGCCATCAGAGCAATGAGCACACCTGCGTTTGTTTTCTCTTGTTGATACTTGCCTAATCCCATTACTTTGTCTTTTTTCTTTGTCCATGTT